ATGACAAAGGTTATACATGTGCAGCTACTGCAGAGGGGACGGAAGAATTACTACTTTGGTTCGATTCCAGCTATATACAGCATTCTAACGGCTGAGGATATAGGAATCACTCAAAGCTCGTTAGAACGTGTAGGACTAAGCCGAGGAGGCGTTGTTATAAACAAAAAAGCGGCTATCAGGGCTGGAGAATTAATACGTTCGAAGAATACTAAAGATAACGACTAAAACACTGATTAAACGACGGTTAAATGGCCCGTGTACTGGTTTTGAACAGTGCGTGGGCCATTTTTTCATATTTCGGCCTATTTTGAGGCTCATCCCCCCCCCTCGAAGTGTTAAAAATTAGGGTTGGATGTGCATTTGGGGGTGCATTTGGGGGTGCATGGAAAAACGAAATGTGTCGAAAGGGGGTGCATTTGGGGGTGCACTTTTAACACAAAAACGGGGTGATTCGGGCGGGTTTATTACTTAAAAGCCCCCGTTTTGAGGTCAAAAATATACGATTGGAGGGGGCATATTTCCGGTTTTATGCAGTATTGTGTGAGGCCTTTTGAACTAATAATACAGTGTTTATCAGAATATTAGGTATATTTGCATGAGGAATATTAACAAAAAAGTGTGTGTGTATGGATACAATATCAAAAGAAGAGCTATATATATCTAAAGAGGTACGAGAGAATCTTGATGAGAGAAATGCGCGATTCATATTAGAACGTGCAGATTTGACAGCACAAAGTGTTTTAGAGCAATTACGTAAGTCTACAGATAGGGCATACACTTTATTCGGGTTACTTTTGACAGCCTTTTCAGGCACAGTAGCGTTTATGTTATCAACGAAAAATATTTTTCTTCTGATACCTGTCGCGGTATTCTGTACAGGCCTTTTCCTCTCTATTTACATTCTTTTCAGTAAGGGAATATGGGTTCATGCTTATAGAGATATTGGCAATGAGCCACAGAACTTATTGGAAAAGGAAAATATAGAACTCTTGAATAAAAAATCCGATAAAGACAAAGAGGCTCTGAATAGATTGTATGTGAAAAATATTATTTTTGACAGCATAGAGAATACAGCATGTTCTATACGCACTAATGGTGAGATTCTGAATCAGCGTGTTGGTGTAGTTCAAAAAGCATTAGAGATAATAAAGGCAACAGTGTATACCGTTGCCTTTATCTCATTAGTCGCGCTTATTGCGAGATGGTTTGTTTTTTGAATTTGTCATTCTAACATCAATGTGTTTGGAATGTTTCCATTCTTCTTTTTCTTTTTTTTCTTCTGACATAATAAATACGATTATAATTAATATTGAACTAAAATTAACTCGCTATAAAAATGATTTATACCATTCTGTTTACATGTATAGTCGCCCTTACGAGAGCTAGTGCAGTGACGCATCCAAAACTGAGCTCAAAAGGTGCATGTTCGGGGTTTTCTGACTCGAGGGATAGATATGGTTCTTCCTGTTCAGATCTGCGGATGTACTTAATCACTGTATAATCGTCACCATCGATAATGTAAGACAGTAAATAGATCTTGCCGTACACGATATTTTGCATTTCGAGCGTCTGTTCTCTATATAAAACGATATCTCCCTCTCTAATTTTTGGATACATAGAATCCCCTATCACATAAAGGCCTCCATCGCATTTAGGTAGATTGGGAATATATATTGTATCTACTATGTTTACTTGACGATTTTCGAGTACATTCTTTAACCCAGCCGATGCCTGAAAGTCGTAGAGGTTGATTGCTTGCATATCTACTTTTTTCTCAATACTCTTCGATTGATTAATAGGCGTAATTTCCATATCCGGTTGCCCGTAGTCAGGTTTTAGCATCTCGCCTTTCCCTGTAAGAAGCCATTCGGCAGAATAATGGGGATAATTTTCAACTAAAAGTTCTATCCATTTTGATTGTATATCCGTGCCATTAGTAATAGCCCTTGAAAGAACGCCCTTGCTTGCACCAATAGACTTCTCCATGCTACCTGTTGTTATACCTTCGTTGCGAATTATCTCTTGTATTCTTGATAAAATACCCCTCATGTGATGAAAATTGTCTACGTTTAATTTGCTAGTTGAAAATTATCCCCTATATTTGCAACGTCTTAAAGATTAAGACGCCCCAAAGATACAAAAAGGGGTACGAATGAATTTTTATAAACCAATGAATATGAAAATGTATATCGAGTGTAGTGCAGATGCGAGAAAGCGTCTAAGCAAAAATTTCAATGTGAGTTTTGTGACTGTGTCAAACGCTCTTAACTACATATATCACACGAGTGAACTTGCTAAGAAAATTCGCCATGCAGCACTCACACAGTTCGGTGGTAGGAAAATGGCAAAGCTCCCAATAGAGGAGACTATTCATGACAATAATGGCTTCATGATTCAACATTTTGAAAACGGAGCGATTCTCTGTTTGGATAAGAGTAGCGGGCGTGCCGTTGTTGAAAACAAGTATGGAGATTTAGTAAAAGAAGTCGACATTCAGACCTTCACCGAATTAGAAAGTTTACAGAAGTTGGCTGCGAGTCGTTAACCGACAAAACAATACAGAGAATGGAATATTATAATAAAATCTTATGCGTGAGTTATGGTGAGTTGACTGCAGGTATACTCGCGCGTAATACCCTGCGTTCAAATATCACCCGCCGCAACATCGAGTGCGTTCGCCGCGGTGGCGGTGAGGGTCGCGAGGCGTTGTACGCATGGGATTCCATTCCTGCGAAGTATAAGCGGTTGTTTGTCGAGAAGTATGGTGACCCGGTGGAGAAAGTGAAGCACGAAATGGCACAGAAGAGTTTGCGTTTGGACGCAAAGGCCCGCGAGTTCTACGAGGACTACACCTACGAGCGGTATGGCGAACGCCAGCACTTAACCGAAAAGCTCATCGAAGAGTACACAGTGAATGCAAGCGTTATAAGAATGCTTATAAGGCGCATGAACGAGTGTAAGGCCACTCGCGCTGCTTTAGGCATGAAGATGGGTGGCGTGTGGGATGTGGTAGCACAGAGTAGCGAGAAACTTCGCGAAAGCTACGACCACACGCTGCCGGCGAACACAGCCCGTCTGAAGGCGAAGATAAAAGCCTACCGGGAAACAGGCTATGCTTCATTAATCAGCGGCAAGGTGGGCAACGCCAACACGCTGAAGATAACCGACGAGTTCGGAAGAATGCTTATAGCGCTAAAGCGTAGCCGCGTGCCTGTGTACACCGATAGTCAACTTTTTGCTCGGGCAAACGAAATAGCCCGGGAGCAAGGCTGGAAACCAATTCGCAGCCTGAGTGGCCTAAAGAAGTGGCTCGGTTCGCCCGAGGTGCAACCACTGTGGTGGGATGCCGTTCACGGCGAGCAGGAAGCTAGGCAGCGGTTCAACAGGAAGCAAAAGACCGCGCTACCAACGAGGCGCGACAGTCTGTGGTATGGCGACGGTACGAAGCTCAACCTCTACTATAAGGACGAAGACGGCAATGTACGCACTACATGTGTGTACGAAGTCATGGACGCTGCAACAGAAGTGCTGTTGGGCTATCATATAAGCGACACCGAGGACTACCTAACACAGTACCACGCCCTGCGCATGGCCATTCAGACGAGCAAGCACAAACCCTTCGAGTTAGTTACCGACAACCAGGGCGGACACAAGAAGCACGCCGCCAGCGGTTTTTTGAGCAAAATAGCCACCATGCACCGCACGACAATGCCCTATAACGGCGAATCGAAGACTATAGAGAGCGTCTTCGGCCGGTTCCAATCGCAGGAATTACACAAGGACTGGCGCTTCACAGGCCAGAATGTGGGCGCAGTGAAAAAGAACAGCCGCCCGAATGCTGAGTTCCTGAAAGAGAACAAGGACAAACTATACACGCTCGACGAGCTGAAGGACGCCTATGCAGCCGCCCGGCAGCGATGGAACGAATCGGCACATCCAGCCACCGGCCAGCGTCGCATCGATATGTACAATACAAGCGAGAACGAAGACACGCAGGAAGTAACGCTATACGATATGGTGGATATGTTCTGGATGTTCACAGAAAAGCCGGTCACCTTTACCGACCAGGGCATTACGTTCACAGTCAAGGGCGAAAAGCACACATACGAAGTGTTCTCGTCTCCTGGCATTCCTGACCATGATTGGCGCAGCCGTAACACCTATCGCCGCTTTATCGTGGCCTACGACCCCTACGACATGACCAGTGTTCGCCTGTACAGGCAGGAAGTCGACGGTGGAAGACGTTTCGAACGTACGGCCGAGCCCTATTTTGTAATATCACGTGCGAAGCAGGATCAGACGACCGTCGACCACGATTTCATCAAGCAGGAATTAGAAGCGAATATGCGCGACCGCATAAACCGCCAGGTGGAAGCTCGCACAATCGAGCACGAGAACGGTACAGCGCCTGAACAGCACGGCTTGAGCACGCCGCGAATAAAAGGTGCAGGCAGAAAGGCTAACGACGAGATAGAGCGTCAGCTTGAGCGTCGCACGGCGAAATACCGGAAGCCGGCTATCGACTTTGAGCTGGGTCGGTACACGAAAAACATTTCAATGGAGGATTGGTTGAAGAACCGCGAGACAAATGAAGAGAATGAAGAAGATACCCCGCGGTTAGAGCTTCCGAAGAAAATAGACTTCAGGAAGACGGCAGGGAAGATATAGATCATTGTTGTTTAGTAAATCATAAGTTGAAAATTGTTCGCTTTTAGAAAGCAAAGGCCTCCCGGTTCGCGAGAATAGGGGTGCCGTTTTAAAAAGAAACTTCAAAATACACATATACAAATGGAACAAAAACAGAAAGAGCAGATAAGGGAATCGCTCCGCCGCTATGTGGCGAAATACCCTTCACAGAACAAGGCGGCGCAGAGCCTTCGCGGTATCAGTGCAGCTACTCTCAGTGCTATTATGAGCGGCAAATGGGATAACATAAGCAACGACATGTGGCGCAACCTTGAGGCCCAGGTAAGCAATACGAGTACCACCAGTTGGCAGACAGTTGCCATCACCTCGAATCAGGAGATGCAGTTCGCTATGAGCGATGCCCAACAGTGGCGCAACGTTACATGGGTTGTCGGCGAAGCCGGTTGCGGAAAGACAACCACCGCGCGCCAGTATGAGGCTGAACACGGCGAAGTATTCTACGTTCTATGCTCGGAAGACATGCGCCGAGGCGACTTCATTCGCGATATAGCCCGCCGCATTGGCATACGTACTGACGGTTGCACGCTTCGCGACAATCTGGATGCTATCACTGCTGCTCTGGTGCAGATGGAGAAGCCGCTACTTATCTTCGACGAAGCCGACAAGTTGAGCGAGCGCGTGTTTCACTACTTCATCGACCTGTATAACCGATTAGAAGAGCGCTGCGGTATCGTGTTCTTCTCAACAGCCTACATCAAGCGCCGCATCAAAATGGGGCTACGGTATGACAAGAAGGGCTACAATGAGATAGACAGTCGCATTGGTAGGAAGTTCTTTGAACTCGAGCCTACGTCAGCTCAGGATGTGTACGCAGTATGCGCTATGAATGGCGTGGATGACCGGGCTAAAATATCGGAGATTATCACGGAGACAGAAGAGTGCGGTTTCGACCTGCGCAGGGTTAAGAAAGCAGTGCACAGGGTGCGGCGCATGAGAGAACACGAATCAGCAGTTGAACAACGATAGAACACTGATTGAATGATGGTCAGAACGCGAACGAACACGGACGGTACACGCCGATTGCAACGCGGCCTCTCTGTAAGTGATGTGTATGCGCTTAGCAGGCCTACCTACCGTCTGTCGGAGCAGTTCCACGAGGCCTTCGGCGAGGTAGACCGCGCCGGCGTATGGTTCATTTGGGGCAAAAGCGGTTCGGGTAAAACGACCTTCGTACTTGAGCTATGCAAGGAACTTGCCCGGTTCGGCCGTGTAGCTTATGATAGCCTCGAGGAGGGCGACAGCTTAACGATGAAAAACGCTTTTATGCGCGTGGGTATGATGGATGTGGCTCGGCGGGTGGTTCTACTCAATCGTGAGAACATGGCCGACCTTAGCGAGCGTCTTCGCCGGCCGAAGAGTCCGGATATCGTGGTTATAGACAGTTTCCAATATACCCGTATGCGTTACGCCGACTATCAGCGTCTGAAGGAGGCACACCCCGATAAGCTGCTCATATTCGTTTCGCATGCCACCGGCGATAAGCCAAAGGGTCAGGCGGCCGACGCTGTTATGTTCGACGCTACGCAGAAGATTCTTGTAAAAGGATATGTGGCAATCAGCAAGGGGCGATTCAAGCCCGGAGGGCGGTACGTGATATGGGAAGAAGGTGCTATGCGGGCCTGGGGCGAGAATATGGAGACAGAGTTAGATAAGTTTATAGAAAAGTAGAAATATGGAAATTAAATTTAAACAAGGTGATAGCGTAGCCATTCCGGAGGGATGCAAGGCTGTGGTTAATGATGGTATGGTGGTCTTTGAGAAAGAAGAGCGCGAGTTTAAGGATGGGGATATACTTGCAGACCATTCTTATGGAGGTAATATTGTTTTCATATACAAAGGCAGAAGAGATGAGGACGGATCTTACTTGGTTCATGTTATGCTTACTGGTTTTGGGGATATTGAAACAAACCGAGAATGCTGTAATGCTCCACGTCCAATTTCTATAATCGAACTTGCTACCGAAGAGGAAAAGCATCTCCTTTTCGACAAAATGAAAGAGCAAGGCTTAAAATGGAATGCCGAGGAAAAGAAAGTCGAAGAGATTGTGTGGAGAGCGGAGAAAGGCGATGACTACTATTACATTGATGGACTGTTATACATCGTACACGATAGAGAAGAATTCCATTTAATTGATGATGATAAATATAATTCTTACAACTATTTCCGCACCAAAGAACAGGCCAAGAAAGCCGCCGAAGCGGTAAGAGAAACATTGAGAAGATTTCACGAAGAAAATAAAATAGAATGATGGAAAAGAAATGGGAACAACGGCGATACGAGATCGCCAAAGACGTTATGGCGGCATACATCAGCAACGGAGATTATCCATTCAATAACGACGAGGGGCGGATGGCGAGGTGGAGTGTGGACGCCGCCGACGCTTTGATAAAGGAGCTAAAGCGATGAATAAACAACGACTTAAGCGGCGGGCGAACATTCTCTATCGTCTGCGCAAGAAAGGCATTAAAGCCGATACGAAGCAGCACGTCATCTTCTGTCCGTTCAATGAAGACATCACCGGTATAGTGCAGTGCAAGCGACTAAGAAGAGAAATTCATTTTAATATTCAATTCGCAATTCAATAATGAGCAAAATAAGCAAAGTAATGGAAATAACCCCACCCAGGGGGCGTGTGACAACCGAACGACTTGTAAGCAAGGGCCATTCGTGTGGCTATTGCCAAGGCAACGGCTACTTTTGGGGCGTAGATGATTACGGGGAGAGCATACAAGAACCTTGCCCCGTATGTAACGGAAGTGCCGAAGTCGACGCGGTAATAAACATCGAATGGAAAGCCGGAGAAAGTAATAAGGTAAAAGAGTAAATATGATAGATTGTATAGATTATAAAAAAGGCCGTTGCCTCGGAAACTGTGACGGCATGGGATATTTCCTATGTGACGAATGCAAGTGGCGAAAGCCGAAAAAAAGAAGATAATATGATTCGATGATACATAAAGGCGATAAATTCAGAGTGCACTGGAAGGGTCACGAGGACTGTTATACCGGTAGACTGTATCAAGTGGTAGGAGTGATAGACGATTGCCGTTGTGCACGTCCAACGTGGTTGACAGGACTTCCTGAAACACCTCGGAAACGACACTGTCATATCTCGGCAAAGTTGATACATTCGCCACTCTCGTCAAGAGATGAAGGACTGCATAGCTTTAACGGCATCGACCCGAAAACGCTACGCGATATCGAGAACCCAGACTTCTGGTTGGAAATCGTAAGGCAGCCTGGTGATCAGTTAAGTTTATTTTAGTCAAAAAACATGAAGAAATTAATATACCATTCAATCATATCCAACAACAAGCCGGAGTGGCTATTGCGGCTGCAGATGGATATCAGTCGGTATTACGGTCTCGGACTAATGGAAGACACCGAGGAAAATTGGAAACGGCTGAAGGCTTATGTGAATGTCAGGTTGTTGGACTTGTGTTGCACGCGTGGCGTGAAGATCAGAAGCAGCATTGGATCGAAGCTTGTAACCGACAACGGAAAGACCGTGCTGCACATCAAGCGTAATCGCAAAGTCGTTCAGATTTATTATTTGCAAGAAATAGAAAATGCAGAAAGTAACCAATTTCCGCCGCTTCTATGCGCTGCTCAAGAAGATGCCGGGAGTCGATAAGCAGCTGCTGGTCTACCAGCACACGAATGGCCGCACGGACAGCCTGCGCGAACTGACGGCAGCTGAATATCGCGCCCTGTGCGACGACATGGAGCGGGCAACCGGCTACGATGAAGTGCGTAGGGCGTTACGAGACGAACTCAAGCATCGCCGTAGCATCGTCTTAAAGCTGATGCAGCAGCTGGACATCGACACCACCGACTGGGGGCGGGTGGATGCCTTCTGCCTCGAGCCGCGCATCGCG